AGTTGCTTTAGTATTTTAGCAAAACGGTTTTGCCCTTCTTCGCTTGCTGTAAAGGCTTTTGTTAAAGATACAACTGCAATAATTAAAGCACCTATACCAGTTGCTATAATAGCACTTTTTATAGTAAAAAAACTTTTAACTACACCTTTAAGCGTGCCTATAAACCCTTTAAATTTAGTTATTGCACCACCTGAAACCTTGTCAAGCTGGTTACCTAGTTCGCTAGAAGTTTCCTTTGTTTTTTTAACCTGTTTTTCTAGACCTTCAATTCGTTTATTAAGTTGCTCAACATCAAAAGCAGCTTCTTTATATTTAGCTTCAAAGTCTATTATTACCTTTTGTCCCATAGTCCGTTTTTATATTGTGTTAAACCCTCCTTTAATGTTTCTGGGTATTTATATTTTCCTAAGGCAATGTCAATATATTTGCCATTCCATTTTTCGCTTCTTGCAAATTCTAAAAGGTCTAGTATATTTTGTATCATCACGATGTAATTTCTAAACTTCCTTCATCTTTTCCTAAATGTGGCACTCCACCTGTTAATATTGCTCCAGATATATTATTGCTATATATTTGAACTTGTGGAAATAAACCATAAAGCAACACTATTTTAGCTTGTGCGCCTGTTATATTGCTTAAACTTAAAGTACCACTTAAATCTTGACCAAATCTGCTAATATATTTGAATCCGTGTGTTAAATTATAACGAACACCTACTTGTGGATCAGCTTGGTCAGTAAGCCATTTCATAAATTGTTTTGAATGTTCTAAAGTATTATAGGGTGAATAAACGTCATTCTTAAATACTATTCCTGGTTCATTATCACCATCCTCTATTGTCATACTACTTCTGTATGCACCGTATAAATCAATGTCAGCAGTTAAATAATCATATAAACTTTCCCCTATTCCATTTCCATATTGTGATACTACTGTGCCTTCTGTATTAGCAGTATATACTGAAGAAATTGCATCTGCACTACCGTGATTAGGGTCAGTATTTGTTCTTGCATAAAACCTCCAATAATATGATTGTGGATGTGTTAGACCTGCTAATTCATAAGATACAATTTTTGGAACATCAAAAGTAGGATTAGCAGGTGTAAAAGGTATAAAATAAACATTACCAGTATTGAATAAAGTTATAACATTATCACTTGATGATATATCATTTAAAGAAGTAGAATACACAAAACCATATTCATCTACTTGGTTAATATCACCTAATTTACCCAAAGCAGTTATTTGATGTTTAAATGTTACAGTAGTTGATGTACCAACAGGAACATCATAAGGAGCAATAGTGGGTGCAATTACAGTTAAATATTGCCCATCATAAGTATCATTGTCATCATTACCATCACCTAAATTATCTGTTAAATCAGGTATAACAAAATCTCTTTCACAATCTGTATCAATAGTTATTTGATTGTTATCTACTCTTTTTAAAGTAGTATCTACTGTTAAACAATTAGCAGCTACTTGAATTAATGTACTATACTTAACTTGTTCAAATATATTTGTAAGTTCTAGTTCAGATAAATTATTTTCAAAATTTGTTGTGATTTTATTTATTCTATAAATATCATCAAATACTATTATTTTATCAGCTAATGTTAGTTTAGTTAAAACTTCTAAAGGTAAATAGGCTTTAACATAAAACAACCTTTTACGTTTATCAAACATATCTTTAATATATGTTTCATAGTACGTTTTAAATAAAGTAGTTTGATTTACTTCCCTTGTATATTCATCATATTCAGGTTTAAAGTTTAGATTTTGCAAATCGCTAAAACCAAATACATTTAAAATAGTAATTGTATTTAATGGCATATAAGGAGCAGCAACCGCAACATTATTAGCACTTGAATCTAAATTAATAACCCTAATACTTACAAATGATTTACCAGTATAAAATATAAGTGGTTCCCCTAAATAGGGCGCTTGTTGTTCATCTACCGAATATCCATATTGAATACCACTATCTGTATATTCTTCATTGCCATCAGAAGTCGTTGTGGTTTGTAAAACTCCATTGTCTAATGTATAAAGATGTTCGTATTTAAAATGTTCAAAAGGTAATTCAACTGTATAAACTTCACCGTTATATTTTTCTGTTGCTTTATATTCTAATGCACCCCATTCTGTATTAGCTATTTGTTTATGGTTATTTGCTAAAAAAGACCCAGTTCCTTTATATTTAAAAGTTGTTTGACTAAAAGGTAAAACAGTTTCAACGCTTGTGCTTTCTTTATCTAAATGTTTTGTAATATCCCAAACTTGTGTACTTGAACTATAATATTCATTTAAAGGTTTTACTACTAATTGACCACTTTCATTTTGATATGCAGTTAAATTAAACATCTTAAATAAACCTGTTATAAAATCTATAACTTTCATATCAGGAATTATTTGATTAATGTTTACTGTTTTGTTACTACTATAAGCAGCAGCAGCATTTTTAACTGTTATTAATTTATCTTGAGTGAATATCCCATTTTTTTTATCTTCAATGCTTATATCTACAACATAAGAAGAAACTGCAAGTGTTTCAATAAAAAATGTAAAAGTACCGTTTGGTATTTCAATATTTTCATTTTTAAAGTTTGTTATACCATTAGTTGTTACTCCTGTAAGATTATCAAACCTTTCAAATTCTTCTCCGTTGTTTTTTATTACTAAATTATAAGACGCAGTACCTGATGGTGTTACATTTACTCTTAAAAGCCTTTTAGTGTTTTCTTCACTATAATCACTTACAAATGTTTTATTAGTAAAACCTTGTATAAAATCTGTATCACCTATAATAGTTGAAAAACCTGTAATTTGATATTGCGCATCTTGGTCTTCAAATAATGCCCCCTCTTTATTATGTAACCACATGTAAAGATTATAAAAAGGAGTATTTGTTGAATTAAAAAAGTCATCACTAAAAGTAATATTATACCCAACTTGATTTTCTATTGCTTTTATAATAGCATAAAGTCTTATTGCAGGTTTTAATTCACTTAAAGGTACTCCGTGATTTGATGTAGCCCCAGCTAAAGGATGTAAATTGTAAATTTTATTAGCAGCATCATTAGTTGCACTTATATCATAAATTAATCTTCCGCTATGGGTTATTAATGGAAATATAATAGCATCTTCAATAGTACCACCAAAATAATCAACATCTCTACCATTTGTTAAATATGTAGTTATATTAGTATCGTTGTATTCAAAATTAAATACATTTAATTGTGCAAGATTACTTAATTTATCTTCACCTAATATATCTTTTAAATTTACAGTATCACCAAAAAATGTTATTTTATAAGTATGGGGTTCATTATTTTTTAAACTAACACCTTCAAATTTTATTTTACCTGTTTTAAACGGTTTATAATTTAAAAATAGTTCTGCACTTTTCTTTTTTCTTGCATCATAAAATTCGTGCTGCCTTGTTTTAGTATTATAAGTTCTTAAATTAAAATTATAGAAGTGTTTAAATATTTTATTATTTACTTTAGATGCAGGAACATTAAAAGTCCTTGTAAAATCAGTAAATACTTTTGAAATATCTTTTATATCTTGTATTGATTGCGTAAGAGTAATACTTTCGTCATCAAACAATTCTACTTGTTGTCCTTCTATATATAATTGGAGTTGTACCATTAGCGTACATTATTTAGCTTATCAAATGCAAATTCAAAATCTACTGTATAATTTATTAGCTTATCATTAAGTACTGTTTTATAATTTAATGATTTACTTGTTGGCATAACTGCTAAAGTGTAACCTTCATATCTTATCCAAACATTTTCACTAAAGAATAGTTCTTCTATTGTTTTATTCATATCTTCCTTAATAAACCCAGTATTCATTGTTAATGTAGTTTTAGAATTTACATTATATCTTTGCCTTTGACCTTCATAAGTTGCATACGTTGAACTGGTATTTGTTACAATATTTCTTTTAAAACTTTCATCAGTTATATTTGTATTTTCTATTGTCTTTTTGAAAAAGTATAAATCTTCAAATGCTCCAAACTTATTGACAAAAGTTATTTTATAAGGAGTGAATTTAGGTTCACAAATATTTGTTACGCTAATAGTTTTTAGCAATGTAGTATCATTCGTATCATAAATCTGAATAGTATTGCTATCGGCAGGAATAGTAACATATTGTATTTTTTGATTAGTATTTCCGTTATCTGTTATTTGTGTATCGCTACCATCTATTGTTACCTTACCCACTCCTTCTGCAAATATTGGTAGCTTTCCTGCAGTTGCTTCAGGTAAGTAAATATTATTAGCACTTATTAATGCGTGTCTTTGTAATTCAGGATTAGTACCATCTTCAAAATATCCATAACCATCTGTAGCTATAAATGTAAACGATTCAGGATTATTATAAGTGTAAGGATTATCTGAAGCATCAAAATATTCAACTACTGCTTTAACCCATCTTGTGTGGGATAGATAATCATTATTAAAAGTAATTTCTAAATAATCCCTAACAAGTTCAGCTATTTCAATAGTGATATTGTTGTGGGTATCTATTCTTGCTTTATCTATTCTATATTGTTCTGTTGTGGGTTGCCCAGTTATTAAACCTTCCCATACATACAATTTTACCTCTACTCTTTTTAGTGCCATTTTATAAAATAATTGAAGTTCCTGAACCGCCATTAGCTTGACAGTTAGCTATTTCTACTGATAATACTGTTCCTGCAGAATCTATTAAAATTACATAAAAATTACCTACACCTACTCCTGCTGCAGATACCATAGAACTTTCGCTAACCGCATAATATAATCCTTTTCCATCAAATGTAGCACCTGTTTTACATATCTGACTACCCATTAAACCTGTAATTGTACTTGCAGTTGAACTTATTAATGTTCTTGTTGCGTAAGTATTATCACAAAAATCTGTTGGGTTAGTTTTACCTACTGAAAGATAAAAATCATTTGCACCACAAACTGTTCCAGTTGCAGGTTGTATTAAATCTTTTGGGCAATCAATAGTAGTTCCTGAATTTTGATAACCACTTGGTATTTCTACCTGAAATTCTATTGTTCTTGTAGTATCAGTTGTTACTATTGATAATGGGGGGTCTGGTTGAGTATAACTTTTAACAGTTCCTTCGCTTGATGTACCTAAAAATACTGCGCCATTTTTTGCTATACGTTGTCCTGTTAAGTTAGCAATAGTACAACTAAATATAGGTAAGTCAGTTCCTGCTTGTGATAATACTTTGCTACACCATATTGTTGCCCCAGCATTATCATATCCTGCAGGTACTGTTAATTTAAACCAAAGCGTTACATTTTGTGCTGAAGTGCCTGAATTAGCAGTTACTTGTTCTGGACTTAATAAAGCACCCCCATTCGTTAAACTAACTCCCTCTATTGTTGCAGTTGTTTGTGGTCTTGTTATTGTACCATCTTGTGCTATAGAACCTCCACTTAATGGTGATGTATTACAATCAAAAGTTACACCTGTTGCATTAACAGTTACTGTAATTGGTTGAACTGCTTCACAAGTAGTTGGATAACTTGCATCTCTACCTATTGCATAAATTACAATACTACCTGCTTGGGTATTAGAAGATATAGTTAATGTACTTCCACTTAAAGCAGTTGTTATTAATAAAGTGTTAGGATTATTTACTGCGTAAGTTGTTTCACCTGTGAAATAACTACTTAAATCTATATCTACATTAGCACCTCCACTATTAATTGTTTGTGATGGTATTGAACCTGAAGTTGTTACTGTTGTGGTACAAGATGCAGTTGCAGGTTGTGTATATGTTTTAGAACATTCATAATATAAATCACTTGCATTAGCAAATTGTGAAGGAATAGTTAAAGTAAACGTAACTGTTCTTAACGTATCTGATCCTACCGTTGCAAATTTTCCATTAGCAAAATCACCTGCTGCACTTGTGTATGAATATATGGTTCCATAATCTATACTTGGCAAAGTAACAACACCTTGATTATTTACTGAAAACCCTGTTAGATTTGCTATTGTACAACTATAATTAGGTGCTTGTACCGTAGGTTCATCTAAATGTAAATAAAACGGACTTCTTACGTTTATTTTTGTACTCATTTATTAAATATATTATCTATTGAAATATTGAACTTATTAAAAAGTTCTTGTTCTAATGTTTTTAAATGCTTTTCAAATGGCTTTGTAAAAAACAAACTTGCTTTAATACCTTTACTATAAATGCTCCTTGCTACTAAAAATTGTATTGATTTTTCAAAACCTACTG